TCCAATCTGTACATTTAGTTCCTTCTTCAATTTGTACCTTGGATATATAAACAGTATTAGTGTTAATACCATACACAAAAGGCTTCATATAATAAACATCTTGTGTATTTGGTGTTTCAAATACAACCCAAACTTTTGTCCATTTATTTGCTTCTAAGTTTCCGCTTGCAGAAATAACTTTTTCTAAATGCTGTCCACCTGTTTCAGAAGTGTTTAACCACATGTGTAGTGGATTAGAACTATTTACTATCATACTTCCACTAGACTTCATCATCATGCTATACACATAAGTTGTATTTCTTTTTAATTTGATAAATGAATTATATTGAATACCTGAATAACCAGTAACTTTTATAGTTTTTGTACCATCAATAAAAGTTCCTTCTACCTTGCCAATTCCACCACCATTGCCTATCCAATTACCTAAACCATATTGGTATATATCACTTTTAAGAAATAAATTTCTTCCACCAACTTGCACATTGTTTACAGCAGTTGAAATCTTATTTTCAACATTAGTCTTAGTTTCATAAGTGTTCTTTACACCAAGGTTGATTTCATCTTTAGCTACTTTTATTGCTGAATCAGTTTGAGCCTTTGTGTAAGTTTCAGATTTAGTGTATACATCAGTAGAATTTGCTTTTTTACTAATAGCTGTATTTAATTCATTCTTAGCTGAATTAACTTTATTTGTTGCATCTGTTGATGCTGTTGAAATAGCTTCTTGTTTTTTAGTATCAGCATAACTTTTTGCTGAATTTAAAGTTGTTGTATTTGCAGAACTTATCTTTGTTTCTACATTAGATTTAGTTTCATAAGTTTGGCTTACTCCTAGATTAATAGAATCTTTAGCAACATTGATTGCAGAATCAGTTTGTGACTTAGTATATACTTCTGATTTACTGTACACATCTGTTTTTTCAGCTTTTAGGTCAATAGATGCTTGAACATCTTCAGTAGCTGGTGACCAAGAAGTTGCTTTTGTTCCTTCTGTAATAACAAGGTTTCTAAATATATAAGTAACCCCTGTTCCTGAATTCATACCATTTAAATATAATACTTGTGAAATACTTGAAGGCAATGTTGACAATGTTGTTATAGTAGCACTAAGTTTTGTCCATGTATTTGCAACAGTATTTCCTGTTTTAGTATCTCCAGTTAGTGGATTACTACTATTCCCTTCTTTTAGTCCTACATAAAAGGATGTTACAACAGAAGCTTTAACTTCAAATGAAACAGTATATTTTCTATTAGGAAGATACTTATTTCTCCCTATTCTACTATACTTAATAAAACTCCAACCAGTTGAAGCAACTGAATCTCTAACCATCTTACAACATCTAATGCCATTTTCAGTAACTTCTGTAATGGTTTTTCCACCTGTTTGTAAGCCCCATTCCCAACCTGTTACTCCTTTATTAGTTTCTGTTGCAATATTAGTTCCACCAACCTGAATTCCATCAATCTTATTTGTTAATGTTGTTGTAACATTTGAAAGTTTATTTTCAACATTAGTTTTAGTTTCATATTTATTAGACACACCAAGATTAATTTCATCTTTAGCAACCTTAATAGCAGAATCAGTTTCAGATTTAGTGTAAGTTTCAGATTTCTTATATACATCAACTATATTAGCCTTTTTATCTATAGCTAAATCAACATCTTCAGGTGCTGGTATCCAATCTGTACATTTAGTTCCTTCTTCAATTTGTACCTTGGATATATAAACAGTATTAGTGTTAATACCATACACAAAAGGCTTCATATAATAAACATCTTGTGTATTTGGTGTTTCAAATACAACCCAAACTTTTGTCCATTTATTTGCTTCTAAGTTTCCGCTTGCAGAAATAACTTTTTCTAAATGCTGTCCACCTGTTTCAGAAGTGTTTAACCACATGTGTAGTGGATTAGAACTATTTACTATCATACTTCCACTAGACTTCATCATCATGCTATACACATAAGTTGTATTTCTTTTTAATTTGATAAATGAATTATATTGAATACCTGAATAACCAGTAACTTTTATAGTTTTTGTACCATCAATAAAAGTTCCTTCTACATTGCCAATCCCACCACCATTACCTATCCAATTACCTAAACCATATTGGTCTATATTACTTTTAAGAAATAAATTTCTTCCACCTATTTCAATAGAATCAATTTTACCAATTAACTCATTTTTCATAGTAGTTAATTCAGTTGAGTTAACTTTTAATGTTATTTGATTTTTTAACTGCTCAATACTTGATCCTTGTGTAGATACTTTAGAGTTTAATCCATCTATTAAATTAGTATGACTACTAACTGTACTCTTAGTTCCTTCAAGATCTCTTTGAATACTATTAACTTTAGTATCAACACTTGTAATATTACCTGTTAATTCATTTATCTTTGTTGTATGTGTTCCTATTGTACTATTAATAGAATCAACTTTAGAAACAGTTCTATTATAATCATCTTTAAGTAAAATAGTTTTCCCATCTTTAACTATTTGAGTATTATTAATAGCTGTATTTATTTGTCCTTGCATTACTCCTATTGTAGTAGAATGATTTTCTATTAATAACTTAGCATTATCAGCCTGATTTTTAAGAGAATTAAAAGCTACTTCTAAGCTTTGTCCTACAAAATCTATTGCCACTTTACTAGCTTTAATTAACTTTGTATTAGTATCTTTGTTAAGACCAGTAATAAGAGAACTATAGTTTATTTGCTTTTCTCCTATAGCATCTGTAGCAACCATATTCCCTTTTATTAGATTATCAGCTATAGCCTTTTCCTTAATTCCAGTATGGTCTATAAGTGTTGTAGTACCATCTTCTCCACGCAAAATAAAGTTAAAATTCCCCTTGGCATCTTGTCCCATCTGAATTCTAACTTTATTATTTTTATCTTTAAATTGTTGAGTAGCTCCTACAATTTCAATTCCACCATTATCACTTACTATTCTAAATTTATTAGTAGAAATATTACCAGCATTAATTTTAGAAACATCTAAATTAGCTATCATGGCATTAGTAATAAATCCATTTGCTATTGTTAACTTATCACTTGTTATTCCTCCAGCTTGAATATTTTCACTTGATAAGTTCCCATTTACAAGTGTTTTTATATTTGCTAGTTCAGAGTTAATTATATTAATATTACCAACAACTGCATTTAATTCTGTTATATCTGCTTTATTTATTAATGCATTATTAATTTTCACATCATTTGCTATTAAATTTTGTATATTAGCATTAATTGCGTTTAAATCTGATATATGAGCAACATCAATTATAGCTTCTTCAATTTTCGCAGTTTTAGCTTCTAATATTTGAGTTCTAATAGATACTGCTTCTACATCTTTAATGTTAGCTTTTTCTATTAATGCTTCTTTAATTATTGCTTGTTCTATTACAGCTCTATTAACTTTGTTTGTAGTACTCCCAGAACTTGAAAAATTATTTTTATTTTTACTTTCTCCCTTTGCTCCTATTTCAGAAGTAAGTCCACCAGTATAACTAATCTTTTGACTTAATATAGGTATCTTTCTTATAACGTTTTTTATATCTGTTACAGTTACAATATCGTAAGGATCTAAGGATAAATCTCCTTGCCATTTCATAGAATAACCTAAATAAGATAATCCATTTAACTTATTATATAAATCATTTAATATAGTTTCAGTTACCCAAGGATTTTCAAATCCCAACTCCATAGAATCAGTTCCAGTTGAGCCTTTATATAAAATATTATTTTCATCTATTTGGCAAGAAATTTTACCTATTTTATATTTCACTTCTTCTCTCTTATAATCAAAATAATTATTGCCATCTATGGATTTTTTAATTTCACTTAAACTTTTAATAGTAAACTTACCATCTCTAGTTATAACAGCATTACCACCACAAATACTTGCTACATACGAAAGAACTTCTCTACAAGTAAAGCCTTCCAACTTACTCACTGTGTAATTTGGAAGGTTTCCTATAAATTCTATTCCTGTTATTTTAGATAGCTCATTAACTACTTGTTTTAATGTTGGCTTATCTCCTAAACTAGAGAAATAAGGAGTTTCAAACTTTATCATGTTATCATAGGCTGTAAATTTAGTTGTATAGTCAGTTTTTTCAATATCATCTATATTGAATATACCCATTAATATATATTCTATTGTAGAGCCTATTTTTAATCCTATTTCAACTTTAATTTGGCTTGTACTATAAATAATATCTCCTCTATTTAGTAAAGTTAAGTCTAAGCTTTGAGATATTGTATCACCTATACTAAAACCTTCTTGTGGTTGAGTATGCTCTAGAGTTAAATTAACTAACTCATCATTATTATAAATATTATTTCCTATTGTAATTTTACATTCAAATTCTCTGGAAGGCTTATTAATTTCTAACTTATAATTTGCTGTTGTATTTTGCATTTTACCCTCCTTATTTTTTATTAATCATTTATCATAAAATCTATTGTCATAAGTTCAGATGGAGAAATATTATAATCAGAATTTAATAAATCATCTAACTGGATCATGTGTATATCTATTTCATTTTCTATAGATAACAACTCTTTTATATCTCTATTATAATCTTCAATGTGTTCTTCTTTTAAAGGTATAATACCATTTTCATTAACATTTAATTTTCCTTTTTCATCTTTTTCCCCATATTTATTAATTAACTTAGCCTTTTCCTTATTGTAAGCTTCAAGCTCTACATTTATTTTATTAATATTCTTTGTAATTGCATAAGCTACTTTAACTGGTAATTTAGCATTACTTAATCCTCCTAATGTATTAATTGTGTTTACTATTCTTTCATTGCTTAAAGTTAATTTCATAATTATTTTCCTGCCTTTCTTATCTTTGTTGCTTCTTCTGTAGATTCAGACTTTAATAATTCATCTTCCAATTTATAAACTTGTTCCTCAAATGATGTGATATCAGCTCTAACCTCAACTTTATTAGAATTATACAATTCTTGATTGGTTATAGTTTTATTTACATTTGCACCTGCTCCACCATCGCTACTTATAGTTGCACTCATCCATGCAACTTGTACTCCATTAACTAAACTTGCCCCACTTAAAGTTATATTTTTATCTACTTTTAACATTATTAATCATCCTTTCTATTTCTCTATAAAATTCATTTTTAAGCCACTCCACTTAACTTGTTTAGTTTTTGTATCATAAACATATGCAGGAGCTGTTCTATCTCCTACATACATTGTTTTAGTTACTGTTCCTTGTTGAGGATCTGGAAAAGTAACTGTAAAAAAAACACTACTTACTGCTATAAGTAATGTTGATATTTCTCTTTGTGTTAATGGTGACCATTCTAAAGTTATTTTTCTTTTGACTCCTATTCTATCTCTAATCAATTCACCATTTGCATTACGATTAGATTCACCATCTAGGTCGCTAATTGTAACTTCAAATGATTTAGGAGTAGCAATTGCTACTCCATTAATACTAAGCATATTACCACTCCTTATACTGGAATTAATGTAATTCCACCTTGTCTTTGCATTTTCTTTAATTGATTTAATGCAACCTTTCCTATAATTGAACCATCAATCTGCAATATTAAATCTCCAGTAGATGAATTATCGTTTCCTCCACCTCTTGGCATTCTATCTGCAACTTTTGAAGCTAAATCAGTTATCCATCCTGTGTTATTCTCCAAAGGCATTACAGCTTCTTTTCCTGCTTCTCCTACCATTGCTATAGTTGGAGCATCAACAATCCCTCCTTTAGCTAGTTTAGGAATTGTAGGAATATTAATTCCCTTCCCTCCAAGTCCTGGAATCCAGTCTGGAAGTTTTATTTTGTTCAAACCTTTAATCATTGTATTTATTGCATCAATAATAGAGTTAATAGGTTTTTTTGCAATATTCGCTAATCCGTCAAATATACCTTTAAATATATTTTGCACTCCTTGCCAAGCCTTTTGCCAATTCCCAGTAAATACACCAACTATAAAATCAACCAATCCGCCAAACATTGTTTTTAAATTATCTAATATAGGTTTTATATAGTTACCTACATTCCTAAATGCTTGTATAAATTCATTTCCTAACCAATTTACAACAGGTTTTAAACAAGTATTCCATATTCCAACAAGTATTTCCCCTATTTTCTCTATTGTAGGTTTCCATGCTTGCCATATTTCACTTAAACCATCAATAATCTTTTTAAGGCATTCTCCTAAAAACTGCACTACTGGTGCTATACAATTAGTCCATAAAGACATTGTTATCTTTACTATATTATCTACAACAGTGCACCAGGCATCCCATAATATAAAAAGTATAGGCTTAAGTATTGTAATTAAAAAATCTCCTACTAGTTTTAATGCTCCCATAATAGATTGAAAATATGGTGTTAATGCACTTACTAAAGCATTCCATCCATCTATTAAAGATTGTCTAAAACTATCACTTGTTTGCCATAAATATAAAAAAGCTGTTGTTATGGCTGCTACTGCACCTGCAATTAATGCTGCTGGCGTCGTTAATGCAAGCCCTGCTAATCCTAAAGCTGTTGGTATTAATTCAATCCATCCAATTACATTTGCTATTGCTCCAGTAATTGCACCCCAATTTCCCGCAATAAAAAAAGCTACTATACCTGAAATTAATCCGCCTATAATAGATAATATAATTTCTTTATGTTTCTTTATAAAATTAGTAATATTTTTGAATACACTTCGTACCTTATCGGCAAAGGCTTCTACTTTTCCAGTTAAAGAATCCAATGAGCTTTCTTGCTGAGAAAAATCCCAGTTATCCATTCCGATATCACCTACCCCTGATACTCCTCCGGAACCACTGCCGCTATCACCATCCGAACCAGTTGAACTAATAGTGTTTATTTCATCAATTCCCATTAAACCTTTAATTTCTTTTGCCGCTTTCTTTGCTGCACTTCCAACTCCACTAGTTGAATTACTTAAGTTATCCATTGCAGTAGTTGCACTAGATACATCCGAAGTTACTGCTCCTATTCCTGAATTTTTATCACTTTTAACTCCAAATAACCGCTTCATAAATGCACTAAATACATTGGCTAATTGAACCAATTTCCCCATAACTGTATTTATCACTTTAATTACTGGAGTTAATGCTGCAATAAATCCTTGCCCTAAGCTTGCTCTTAAGCTATCAAATTGTAATTTTAATATCCTTACTTGATTGGCCCATGAATCACTTGTCCTAGCAAAATCACCTTGCGCCAATGCTAATTGCTGTTGAACAAATGCATATCTTAAAGCAACTTTTTCTTGTTCTGTCATAGCACTAGTTGTTTTACCATACCCATTGGCTAATGCATATTGATCTAATGCTGTTTGAGTCATTACTATTCCTAAATCTTTTAATGTTTCGGTTTCCCCAGAAAATACAGATTTTAGTTTTGTATATGCTTCATCTTGTGTAATATTATAAAAAGAAGCTACATCTCCAGCTAATCCAGTAAGTGTTGTTGACATTGCATAAGCTTCATTTTCTGCAAATCCAAAAGCTTTTGCCATTGCTCCAAATGTTCCAGTATACTTTTTAGCCATTGTTTCACTTAAACCAAATTGAAAAACTGCATTTTGAGCAAAATTATTTACTTGCTCATTCATTTTACTAAAAGTAACATCAACTACATTTTGTACTTCGGCTAAATCACTTCCTAAATCAAGACATGCAGATGTAAATTCAGTTATTTTTTTTATTGCAAATGCTCCAGCTAACACCTTACCAGCTTTACTTGCTATATTAGTTATTCCTCTCATTTGCCTATCAAATTGATTTTGGTTGACAACCAAATCTAAACCAATTTGACCTACACTTTCTGCTGACATATCTCACCTCCCTAATGAAAAATAAAAACACCTAGAATAAACTAGGTGCTTACTTACTGTTAGCCATTGAGATAAACATATTTTTAAATGCATTCATCGCATCGTCATAACTTTCTTTATCAATATTTTTAGATTGTCTTCTTTTCCAATCACTTTGTATTCTTTTTTGCTCTTTAGTAAATCTTTTTATTACATCCTTATCCTTTTCTGCCCTAATAGAAATGATCTGTCCTAATGGTGTATCTGGCATAAGTCCACTAAGTAAAGTTGCAAATTCACTCCATGTCATATCCTGTTCATTTCTCAACCTTATTCCATATTGCTTTGCAAAACTTGCTTCTATTAAATCATAATCATCCAGTAGATCATACCAATATTCTTCTTTCTCTTTAGCTGGGTGTATTAAAGTTCTTTTCTACTTCATCATAAGTTTGACCTGATACTGCTGCCATTACTCCAATAAATAAAATCTTATAATCGCTAAATGGCATTTCCATAGATTCAATTTCCTTAAAAGCTTTTTCTCCTAAAGTTAATCTAATTACATAATCCATAGATTCAACTTCATTTTCTCCACTTCTCATTTGCTGATCTATTAATAACATTGTATTTTTACTATTATTAACTTTATATTCCTTACCCTCTGCAATTTTTAAAATTGGCTTTTCATTACTTAATTTTTTTGAAATATCTATCATCCCCATTTTTTATTCCTCCTCACTAATCGTTGGTTTACCATTTGAAAGTACTTCAAACTCTAATGCTCCAACATTTGTTGAATCTCCAGAACCTACATTTGTAACATTAACTATACAGTCAAATGCTACTTTTGTTCCATCTGGGAATATCCATTCAAATTTACTTTCTAATTCTTGTGCATTTTTAAATAATAATCCTGCTACATAATCATTTCCTGGATCTCCCACACATCTTTTACCACTTAATGAAATAGAGAACCCTTTTCCTGTTGACATTCTTCTAGTCCATCCTTCTTGATCTAAAGCTGACCATTCTTCAATATTATTGTCCATAGATAATGAGAATGTTTCTAAGTCTTTAATAGTTACCATATCTTCCGCTGAAGTACTAGCAGAACCCTTTTTGCCTATTTTAAATTTATTTTGGTGTACTGGATAAACACCACTTGTTACCGCAGCCATTATCTTTCATTCCTTTCATAATAAAATTCTAAATCTATAACTCTTTCATATACGTTCTTTTCATCTGTTCCTATATCAATAGACTCATTTGTTATTAACTTAATCATCTTGATTCTATGATTATTAATAACTACGCTATTTTGTTTTAATAACTCTTGATATAACTTATACGAAAACTCTTCTGTTTCCCTTGCATTTAAATTCCAATGTATAAGTATAGTAATTGCCTTTACTTCATAAGAAGAGTTTTCACGACCTCCTAGAGTTATTCTAGGAGATATAGTATTTTTACCTTGATATACTCCGATTGATTTATCATTCTTATTGTCAAGCTTTCCTATATAGTAATTATCAGCTTTATTATTAAGAGTTTTTAACCAATCTCTTATATCTGCTAACCCTAGCATTAAACTCCTCCCAATCTTTTATAAAATTCTTTAAAAGTCTTTATACAAAAGTCTTTTTTCTTTCCATCAATCCAATCTTCATACCATTTACCTTTTGCATTTTTATTTTCACTAGTATTAAAATTGTATTCTGGATGGTAATAAAGCCTTCTTGCATAAGGAGTTGATGATACTAACGTACAAGTACCTTTTGAACTATTGCTATAATCAACAAAGGTGCTTTCATTTTGTAAAGTACCTCCTTGATAAATAACTCTAGTTTTTGTTTTACCTTTATACTCTCTTCCATTTTTAGCAAATTGCCCTCTAACTCCATATTCTTTATATGTTTCTTTCTTGGTTTCTCCAAATGGAATCACTTGTGCTTGGACGACTTCTGTGTGTAAAGCTTCAGCCGTCATTTCCAACGCTTGTATTTGTGCTTGTGTTAATTGTCTAATTCTTTGTTGATTAATTGTTACAGTACTTGTTGCTCTTGCCATATTATTAATTCAACTCCAACTTTGTATAATTTATTGTGTTATCTGGATTACGAGCTTTTTTGCCTTTGTATATACTTCTTTTAATACCAAGCACCTCAACTTCTCCAGATGATATAGAAGGAATACTAGGCGCAATATCTCCTGGTATTAATACAGTTCCTTCTATTCTCACAAGCTTCTGCTCTGCTGTTAAAACTGTTTTTGCTTCATCTTGATAATTACATTTAGTATCAATTTCAATAGCTTTTAAAGGCTCACCATCTTCACTTATTCCTTCTTGAAAAATAGTAACTTTTATTGGAGTTTTACAAAACTTTTTAGGTACTAAACATGGATATTTCATAATTAAAACCTCCTAAAACTTAATGAACATAATCCTGTTTGTTTTAATGTTTCATGTAACTCTGTTGGTATTGCAACACCTTTTATTAATTGTACATTCCAACTACCACCAAAGTTCATTGATACTCCATTAATACTATAACTAGATAATACATTTTCAATAAGCTCTGCATTTTCATACTCAAACTCTGCTAATTCACAAGTTACTTCTTTGATAATTTCCTTTTGAAAATCAGTTAATTTTTCAAACCCTAAACCCTTAATCCTATTAAAAGTTAATGTATCAATATGCCTACTTGCTTTTCTTAATGATTTATCTATCTCATTATCATCTATCTCATTACCTTTAAAGATATCTGTATAATATGCTTTATCTACATATGACATACACTCACATCCTTATATAAAAATAAGGGGATTATTTCCCCTTACCTTTTGTTTTAGATTCTTCTTTATCTTGAGTATCAATAGCAACTAATTTAGTTCTTAATTGATCATTCTCTTTTGTTAGCTCTGCTATTTTTTCTTCCAAAGATACTTTATCTTTCTTTAAAGCTATATATTTTTCATATGAAACAGTTTTACCAGCTCCATATTGAATTACTGTCCCATCATCTTCTACTATGTCATAACCTTGTGCTTGATACATAGCTTTTTGTGTTTCATCTATTGTATAAACCTTATTTCCTTTTGTTGCCTTCATATATTATTCCTCCTAATCTTCTGCTTCTGCATTAATAGCAATACCACAAGCTTTATTTTTAATTAAGAATGTATCACCATATTCTCTAGTTTGATATACATACTTATCTGCTGTTCTTGAATCTGTACCTGGAGTAAATAACTTCATATATGCATATTTACTTCTAGTTACTTGGCATGATGGATGAATAAGTATCATATATATTTGTTTTGCATCTGCCGCCGGGACACATCCATTAGTAAAATTATACTTAGTTTTCATTCTTCCAGATGGAACTTTTTCTATATTTACATCATCTAAAGAGTAAACACTTCTATCAATTTTCCCATTATTTGAATTAACATCAATATTTCTTGTTAATCCTTCTGCTCGTTTAAGCATCTTGTGAATTGATGGAATAACATAAAGTATTCTTCCTTCACTTGGAACTCCTGCATCATCCATTTTCTCCATTTGGTTATCAAACCACTCTAAAATATTAGCTGTAGTTAATGTTGTAGTATCTATTACTGCTCCATTTGCAGTGTAAGTCTTAGCTTCTGAATATAACTTAGAATATCTATAAGAATCTCTTTCTGGAATAGCTTGTTCTGTTTCAAAAACATTTTGAACATTTGCTACTTCTATAACCAAATTAGTTTGATCTATATCCATTGGATCTAAAGCGAATTCTATATCTCTATCATGTGCTAATTTCTTTGGTTCCCATTCATTAGATATGCTTCCAGTATTAAATCCCATATTTGTTCTACTATGATCTTTATATCCACTAACTGTGATATTAGGTAATTTAATAGTTTGTGCATTAATAAATTTAACTTGTGGATTAGATTGTTCTAATGCATAAGATGTTAGCTCCTTTGCATATTTTTGTTGTAATGCTTGTTCAAATTGTTCAGCATAATTGTATACTGTCATATTTCCATCTCCATTTCTTATTTTTAATTAATTATTTAATTCCAAATGCCCTTGCTATTGCATCATTTGGATTTACTTTTTGTTTTGTGTTATTAGCCCCAATTATAAAACCATTTTTATTTTGTTCTGGCTCTTGTTGTTGTCCTTTAAAAGAAGGATATTTTTCTAACACCTTATCAATAGCCTGTTCCATGGTTAAATCATCATTAAGCATAGACTTAGCTAATATAACTACATCATCTACAGAAGTTGATGCAACTCCTTTAGATAAACAAGTTACTTTTGTTTCAGCTAATAAAGCTCTTTCTTCAGCTGCAACTCTTGCCTTTTCAGCATTAGTTAAAGCTTCATTTTTCTTTTCTTCTTCTGTTTTTTGACTTTCTTGCCATTGCTTAAAAGCCTCTAACTCCTCTTTAGATGGTTGGTCTTTCTTTGCTCTAGCAACTCTTTCCTTTACTATTTTGTCTAACTCCTCTTGAGTAAAAGTTTTAGGCTCTTCACCTATTCCTTCCCCAGCTTCTGGATCACCTTCATCTCCTGATGGATTTCCTTCTCCAGCAATCCCAGCTCCTCCATCTGCTTGAAGTAATCTTCCCACTCCTAGCCTTTTTCTTAAATTACAACTTGTTATAAACATAACTTCCCTCCATTTATAGTCTGTAGACTTTTATTTCCTTACACAGTTTTAGGCCTTAAGCAAGTTTTGGGCATAATAAAAGCACCTACTTACGTAAGTGCTAGTTATCTTTCTTTTAACCACATTTCTTTTTTATTTTTATACTTTATCTTATTTTCATTATCAAAACTTCTATTTTCAAGATTAGTATATCTTTTAACTTGTCTTTCAATATAATTTTGATTTTGTTGTTCATTATATAATCTTATATTTTCTTCTTGTTGCTCTTTAGTAGTTCTTTTAGGTTTAGAAGTTATTCCCTCAAAATATGTTGTATGACTATCTCTACAATTAGGGTGATATAATCCTTTTTCTATAGCCGAACTAAGTAATGGATATGGTCCATCTTTAGAACTTCCACCACTCCATACATCATCAATATATATTTTACCTTGATGTGGTGTACATTTAGGGCAACCTCCACCTCTACTTATCACTATAACTGTACTTATTCCCCACTCTTTTCTCTTATCTCCTTCCCCTTGAAGGTAAGCTCTTTTATTTGATGTTCTAATAGCCATATCAACATAACTTACAACATTAACTCTAGCACCATTTTTATATTCTATACAATTAATACCGTTGGCCATAAAATCTCTACTTGCCATATCAATAGCTTTTTCTATGGTTCCAGCACCAGTATTGGCATATATTTGAGCATTAAATATTATTTTTCTATATTGATCATTAGCCATTCTTAACATAGCTAATTGTGCTTTCTTGAAATCTTTCTTAGTAGCTTTAATTAATGCATTAAGTTTTCTATCATTTATTCTAAAAAACTTAGCATTTAAAGTAATATTCTTTTTCTTTCTTTTTTTGAATATATAACCTTCTCTTAATGCTGATAATATTTCAATTTCTTGTTGCATATTGCCCTGTTTATAGGCTTTTTCTAATACTTCCTCTATCTGTTCATTAATAGTTGAAAAATATCCTTTGAATTTCTTTATATTATTACTTCTATACTTTTCTAATGCCTTAAGTTGCTCTGCTTGCCACATACTCCATTCAAAACCTTCTGTTTTTTCCCAATCAGTATGTCTTTTAATATTCCCAAGCATAGAATTTATTAATTCTTCTTCTATCTTTTGAAATGCTGCAACTATATCATAATCTTTAGCCATTACTATATACCTTATAGCCTTGTGCTTTATATTTTCTTATTTCTTCTTTTAATTTAGTTTTTGATGGTAGTACATCTCTTTTAATTTCTACAATATTATTTTTTTCTACTGCATATATACCTAACACCACATATTCTTTGATACTTTCGAGGAACCCATTAATATTCTTTCTCTCTATCTGGTATACTCGATTGTTTATTATCACCTTCACTATCTTCATCTATATCCCCTCCTACAAATGGTTCTTCCATAGTAATAATTCCTGCTTGCTCTTTAATTCTTCTAACCTCTTCTTCTTTCCATTTATCATCTTTACTATCTCCCCACATTTCCTCAACCTTTGCTTCTATAGACATTGGTATATTTGGATTAGATAGTGTTTCAACAACTGCTTCAAATGAAGGTGATGCATATTCTCCAAAACTTATTTCTACATCTAAATCGCTAATATTCTTATTCAATGATGTATGGTAAGCCTTAAATATTACATCAACTAGTCTAGGTAACATTTCTGTTAATGAATCTATAATAGCTTGTCTTGAGTAAAGAGTAGTTTTTTCTTTTTCCCTTTGAGCTTCTGCATTATCTAACTTTTTATTATCTATTCCTAATGTTGATGGAGAAATTAACCCTTGTAAACATAGGTCTAAAGCTGTAACATAAGTTTGAAGATAAGATTCTGTTGGTATACCCGGTTGTTCAGTAGTGATTTTACTATCTGCATTTTCCTTCATACTCTTATCGGTTTGAATAAACCTATTATCAAAGTAGTTAGGCTTCATTATTTCTCCAGTCTTAATATCCCTAGGCAATAAATCATCTGGTATATATGTTTTTGCTCTTCCTGCTCTTAATGCATCTATCCATTGACTCCAGGTTTCATCTAAACTATCAAAGTTATCTGTTTTACCATCAAATATACTTTGTCCTCTACCTTCCCATTTCTCTGACTCATAAATCATATATGGTACAGCCATGTTGAAAGATTTATCAAATGTTACATCTGCTAATTCTTCAGTTTGTGGAATAGTATTTAATGCTACTTCATTATTGTTAATAAATAGTTTATATGTTATATATCCATAACCGTAAGTTTCTTTTAAGTTGTATACTTTTGTATTATGTTTATAAACGGTATTAAAGATAATTTCTTTCATACGCCCTCTTTCATATACTATCTCAATATCATCACCATCATAAAATTCTATAATAGGATATTTAGATATATTTGAATCAAAAGATATCTTAAAAGCACCATCACCAGCTACTAAAACTTTCTTTGTTGATCTATCTAATAATTTATAAAATTTATTTTCCTTAACTATAGCTTCCCATATTTCATTTAAATTACTATCTTTAAAAGTTATATCATTTAAATCAGTTAATGTAATATCAGCTAATTTATTAACTATTATTTTAGGTAGTCCAGTATGTATTTTTCTTATTTCCATACCTAGTGTTGGAACACTTCCCCAAAATGAGAAATTATTATTTTGTAACTGCTTGTATAACTGCTCTAACTCATAACTATCTCCCCTATACCAAATCTTATTTTTAAATACGTTTGTTTCATAGTTCATACTTTCTTGTATATTAAAACTAGTTGTTTGAGCTTCTTGTATTCTTAAAAAGCTTCTCATAAAATTCCTCACTTTCTCTGTTATCTTCATTTTTCACCTCTATTCACTCCATATAACGTTTTTTATTATTCAATAACATTTTTACCTTTTAATCAAAACTAGCCTTAAATTTGATTGTAAAGCCATATATCATATATAATTTTATTTCTACTCATAAATTTATTTTTAAGCTTTTTCTTTAATTTTAAAAACTGCGTAGAATAACGAAAAAACGCAGTTTTATTTTAATGTCGCTATTTTACTTGCTTTTATAAAAGTATAAATATTACTTTTCACATTTTACGCAGTTTTATTATGATAAAACACGCATTTTTATGGAAAATAAGCTATTTTTCTTTTTTAAATATCATAAATTATTTGAAATTCCTATGCGATTTTTATAAGGCAACCAACTATATTGAGTACTGTTAACCATATGGTCATTTGCATCTTCTGGAGTATTATCTTTACCCTCCATCCAGCTATATGTTTCTAATTCAGATATATAATTTACACAATGGTTTAAAATCTTATATTGATTATGAGCAAACCAACCTAATTGAAGGATAATTCTATCTATAATCATTGTTTTTTTCCATGCATTATTAAAGTTATATACTGTACCATTTAATCTTTTATATTTAGCAAACTCTGTTATAGTAGCCTGGTCTGCTGAATCTATAAATACATCTTTAGCAAATCCCCATTCTTTTCTATTTCTCTCTAAGAAATCTATAAAGTTCTTTACCGTATCACTTGGAGCTATAGGTATATCTAAATTAGCATTATTATATACCCTTTCATCTAGTACAAAGCAATTACCTTTATTAGTAATACCAATAAAACTCATTGATATTGTATCAGGACTATTACTTGAATAAGCTGTATCTAATCCAGCACTAAATATTTCAAACCATTCTGTTTGTTGTCTATTACTTCTATCTCTAATAAACTTTTTAGCATACTCTTTACTAACAACATGATTCTTTCTTTCAAAGTTGCTAAATATAATTCCTGTTGCTCTTCCTCTTAGACCTAATATCTTATTTTTATAAAGCTTAGTACCTTTGGGAGCACTTAACTTTTTCTTTTCAATATCTTCTTCACTTAATGATGCATTATCATAAAAAGAAAAGAACCAGTATGTCCAGTTTGTTTTTTCCTCACTGTTCAACTGCTCCATTATTTCTCTTGGTACATCATCTTTATATTTTTCTAATGGTCTAGCACAATTTATAAACTCTTTATAGATTGGTAAGTTTGGATCATCTGGATTGAGTGTCATCATCAAGTAATCATTTCTTGTACTTATTTCTCTAACAAACTCAACATTTGCTGTATTAACCTCATCTATAAGAACACATCCAAATTGTGAACCTAATGCCATCTTCCATTTTTCTTTATTATCATAACCTAAAATATATATTACTTTTTCACCATTTGGTGTGGTATATCTTATATGTGGTATCTTATCATCTTTATCACCATTACCGTTATACTTTACAAACTCCCCAAATACATCAGTAATCCCATATTCCTTTTGTATTATATTCTTTTCAGCTACTCCAGTAGTCTTTGCTGCTATAACATGCTGCTTCTTCTTAGACTTAGCAACTTGCAGCATAAACTTTAATATTCCTACTGTAGTTTTTCCTGCTGCAGTTGTTCCCTCCAAACACTCTACTGGTGCATTATGTTTTATAAAATCTTTATATTTCTTAGATAACTTGTATTCATTACTCATTATCATCTACCTCTAACTGTTGTAATATTGAATCTAACTTAGTTGTAGAGTTTACATTTACTTTCTGCTCTACCTTATCAACAAATAACCTATACCTCTTACCTAACAACTCTGCTGCTTTTGTTCTATCTTGCAATGAAGCATCTAAACCAAATTGGTCTTTTTCTTCTCCTCTCATTACTTTTGTAAGATATTCGAGGACTTCTTCGCCTTTGGCTATTCTCTTTTCATCTGAAGCTTTTACTCTTTCTTCTATATATGATTTAATACTAAGTTTTTCTAAGTTCTGACTTCCTTGTACATTAGGTTTTTTATACCCTGCTCTCCTTGCTGCTTCTGTAGCATTTCCTGTTTCTATATAATAATCTGCAAAAGCTCTTTGCTTTGGTGTAAGCTTATTATCCATCTGCTCCACCTACTTCCTTATATAGTTCTAAAAGTTTTAACAATATATCCACTTGATTAAATGAACTTTCTATTTCTACTTTTACATTATCATATTTACCTGGATCTTTTTTATCATCTGTGTACATATTATTGTATTGCTCTATATTCATCAAGTGAAATAACTTATATATAGAGCATACTTTATTTGATTTCTTACTTAAAAATTGTTCTTTATTTACTAGATATATGTATCCTTTTATATTTAAAGCTTTTATCAATTTATTTATTTTGCTTTGTATATTCATTATTTCACCTTCATTCTTATAAAATAAAAAGAACCCTATTTCTAGAGTTCTTTGCCTATTTAATGTTCTGGTGCACATTTTTGACAAAATCCATTTCCAGCATCGTATATATTGTCTCCATTTTTAGTTGACCTTCCGCAATCTGGACAATCAAAATCGCCATATAATTCTTTATAATTTATCTTTTCTTCCATCCTCTCACCCCCTCACTCACAATTTTAAAACCTTATATAAATAATGTAAAGCACTTCTAAAGTTATCTAATTCATCATCAACGCTTTAGTTAGTGCTTTCTATAAAAGGGTATTGAGAATTTATGAGAGGTTAATGGAATAACCTTTGTTGGAGATAGTAAGAATCGAACCTACTCTAATTAATAGTAGTCAAAAACTTTATCCCCATGTTGCACCCAGCTTTCACTGGGTACTTATATCTAACAGGAGGACAATTACACATGATGCATAATTTCTACATACTCATTATCTCACATATTGTCTATATAATTATTCTTCTTTTATTCCTTTTTTATTCCACTTTACGCCACTCTTCCCATCTCCTAATATCTGCAATAGCTTTTTGCTTTATCTTATTTACTTGTGATTGACTTATATTCATTTCTAATGATATTTGAGTTTCATTCTTTTTAAACTTATATTTTAATTCTAATAACTTGTACCATTCTTTATTAATGAATTGTAAATTATATTCTAGTATTGAATTATCCAGCTCTATATTTTCTATCTCTTCTTTTATCTCTTCTATCTCTATTTCTTTAGATAACTTTCTTTTTAACTTTAAATCCGTTATTCTTATTACTTCTCTTTCTGCATAACTTGTTCCATCTGGTGAACTCTGTACTCTTTCTTCAAATCCTGGACTGCTGCTTTCTATTTCAATATTAACATCACACGCTTTAAGCTCTTGATTAATTTTATCTATTTGCTTCTTTAATACTTCTATTCGATAATTTAATGTAGCTATTTTCTTTTCTTTATTGAAATAGTTATATAGCTTATCTTCTGTCTTTTTAAATCTATCTCTGCTCACTAATTATTCCTCCTTATTTTTAAAACTTAAAAACTTATAACTCTTAATCCCCAATATGTTCTTAACTCTTTCAAAATATTCAGTTATATTTTTCTTTATTTCTTCTTCTGCTCCTCTATCTCTAAAAGTTAAAATAACTTTATT